GGCTTTGGATTTGTTTTCTTTGCCAAATGCGTACAAGCAAAAGTCCCCAGGTTCAAAGCTGGCAGAGCTATTACTCTCTCTAGTCATGCCCGTTCTACCTCCCCAAATAAACGTTCATACGTTTCGATTTCTTCTGTTTCAATTTGTGCGCTTATTTTCCCCAAGAGACTTTCCTTCGTGGAAAACCAATTTCCTGCCTTCGTGTGATAAATTGCAAGATTTTCCGGCAGTTCGAACATAAATCCATAACCACGTGAAGCGAATACCTTCTCAGCTTGCTCGGTATCATAGACTTTTCCGTCCATAAAAAATTTTGCCATTTCTATCCCTCCGCCTCCTTAATCCCAAAAGCCACATATCCGTTTTTAATCCCCCAACCGCTCAAAACGTAGGTAATCATATACGTTTTTTCTTTGATCGGATGGTGGGTGATTAGTTTGTACGGGTCATACGGTTCAAACTGTACAAGATCACCTTTCTGATATCCCCGGTCGTTTTCGCGGACTTCAAAGCACTTGTCTCCATTCAGCACATCGTCGCAAAATTGGACGCTTAACTTGATATGATGGCATTTTGGCATTGTTTACTGATCCCCTTCCTTGATTCCCCAGGCCTCGCGCGCCCGCTCATAAACGCCCGCTCGCTGCAAACAGCGATATTTGCATGTAGGGCACCATTTGTGATGTGCCGGCCAGTATTCCGGCTTTGCAATGGCCTTGATTGCCAGGAATCTTAACCGACACAACACATTGGCGTGGATACGGGCAGTATATATGGCGCTATACGCCATGTAGCGGATTTTCCGTTTCATCATTGTGCCTCCTCATAAGCAATCCTCTGCCCGCACTCCGGGCAGGTCTCCGGCCTCCTGCTTGTCTCAGCCCCCCCTAGTTGGGCAGAGCAGTACGGGCAGGTATATACGACCGTGTGATATAACGTGTATTGCTCAATCGCCTGTTCCGGCGGTTTGCTCTTCCTGACTTTTTGCATCGGATTGCCTCCTAAAAACGATACTTTGTAACCGCAATCGGAAACGGCTCTATCTCGCTTGCCCATCGCGCCGTACCTCTGCCGTGCAGACGCTCCCAAATTAGCGGGAATCCCCCGATCCCGTCAAACAGGCTACCAAGCGTTGCGTCTGGCGGAAGGTATCTGCTTACATGGTACAGGACGTAATAAAACACAGGAAGGGCGATGCTGTTTCCAAGCGCTTTGTATCGCGGCGTATCCTTTGCGCCCGGAATGTCTGTCCACCCGTCCGGGTAGCCTTGCAGGCGTTCGCATTCCAATGGGACGAGGCGGCGGACGATATTTCCGATACGGACGGGCGAGATGTAATTTAGGGAATACCCCCCGTTTGGCTTTGCCTGTATTGTGCCGGACATATCTTTGCTTTCGCGTCCATTCCGGCAGTCAACGCTTGCCAAAATTGTTTCGCTGGAGGATGATCCGTCCCCAACACTCGCCGTTAACGTCCCTACGCCCGCCTCATATTCTTCAAAGCGTTTTTGTGTAAATGCTATAAGCATATTGCTGTATGCGTCCTGGCCTGTGACCCCTCCTGGATGGCTGTTTGCCATAAGTGGGCCGGTTACGTCCTGATAGGTACAAATCGCGGTATAATCCGTTACCCTGCTTTGATGGTCACCTGTTATGGTTGGGTATATTTCCGCACCGCCGTTACCTCTGCAATCAAACATACAGGGAATTTGGTTTGACCCGCTCGCCGTGCCTTTTAGTGTCGGCGCTATTTCTTCTCCGTAGCCGATTCCGCCAGCCTTAGCACCCTGGCCCGCCATAAACCCAGCGCAGACGTTCGGTGGCATTGATGATGCGTTTATGCACGGAGCGCGATCTTCCTCGTATTCAATGCTTCCTGTGGCGCTGCGCCATCCGTTAAACCCGGCTACGCCGCATATCTCTCCCACAATTCCTTCACCCGCTCGATGATCTCGGCATAATGCTCCGCCTGATATCTCAGCGCCGATTCCAGTGATTCCGGCAGGGGCTTCCCGCGTCGCTCTGCGCGGCGCAGAATTCCATTGCACGCTTTCGGGGTTAAATAGTATTTCGGCGGCGCGATTGCCTCCAAAATCCACGACAAGCGCGATTCTACGGCGGCGCTGGGGCACTCCCCAGTATTGGGCGTCCAAGATACGCCAGGCAATTGACCAGCTGTCTCCCATAATGGCGCCAGCGTTGAGCCACTTTTTTGGAGGTCTAGGGATAGAAACGGTATTGTCGCACAGGCGCGCAAGTTCCTGGAGAACTTGCCTAAAGTCCTCTCCTTTGTTGGAACTGAATGCTCCTGGGACGTTTTCCCAAACAGCGAAAGCTGGGTATACTCCATTGGTTGCTTCCCTCATTTCTTTGATGATTCTGACAGCCTCTAAAAACAAGCCGCTGCGTTCTCCCTGCAATCCCGCTCGCCGCCCTGCGATAGATAAATCCTGGCATGGCGATCCAAAAGTTATAACGCTGACAGGTTCAATCTGGCTGCCGTCCAGTTTCGTAACATCTCCTAATTGTTTCATAGGCCCTCCTTGTTTTGGGCGAGGTAGTTTTCAATCGCTTCAATCGCCTCTCCGGCTCCCCTGCACAGCGCCGTTTTATAGCCCTCCTTTTCCAGCGCCCCCAGCCATTCTTTTTGTTCCGGGGTCGCTCTGCCTCCTTTTGTGCGCTTCATCTCAATATACAGTCCATGATATCCCGCTCGCGCAGCTGGGAGGCACAGGTCAGGCACGCCGCTCTTCAATCCTTCTGCGCGCAACCGCCCGCCTGTGGCCATGCTTCGCCTGCCCTCATTCGGCACATGGTAGAGCAGCCGCAGCTCCGGCCATTTCCCGCTCGCATACTCCGCCCATTCCATCACAGCCCGCTGCTCTTCGCTCTCAGTCGGGATGGGCGGGGTAGGTTTCTTTTGTGGTGCGCTTTTCTGGGCGGGCTGCTTTTGGGGATGGAGCATAGCTTGGTATTCAGCGGCGCTCATGCGCCCAAAATGGGAGGAGGGTAACTCTCCAATTTTTTCGGAGGGTTCATGCTGCCCGCTCTCGTGACTTTGGAGATAAGCGCGGTATTCGGCGGTGGTCATGTGGTCAAAGATGGTCATTGCGTCACTCTGCCTATTTCTACGCCGCGCTTTTTCAGTTCTTCCGCCCACACTGCCTTGACTTCGGGTGAGCAATGTGCCATCGCATCTGCCCAGGTCGGCCAACATCCATGCGCATCGTAAAATTTGTACTGATAGTAGAGACTATCGCGGTTATGTGGTTGCTGTGGGTCGTGGACAACGGCGCATTCCGGGCAGGTGTCGGGAGGGACATTATCTAACATCATCATTCCATGCCTGTCTTTTAAGTATCCCATGTTATTTCATCCTCTCAATATATCGTTTATTGTGCCAAGTTGTGGCGAGCAGATCCTCCAGTTCAAATGGTTCGTGGCAGTGTGGGCATGAAGGAATCATCGTGTTTTCTCCCCGGCCCATTCTCCATTCCAATTCTTTTAATACGCGGCGGCGGGGATGGTAGTTCCTGAGTTCCTCCTTCTGCTGCCGAGCCATATCTAATTGGCTGTTAATATGTTCAAAATGACTTGCCAGTTTATATAGCGCTTCAAACGGCTCAATCACAGCGCCGCAATCCATGCACAGTACGAGGTGATTTGCGACATCAATCTCATAATGCGGAGTTTGGCATTGACACAGCTTTTTCCGGCCACATTCAATGCGAATTGCGTCAATGTGTTTTATTTGGTTGGGTATTCCGCTCATTGATTTCTCCTTTCCGACGCCAGCCGTACCATCCTGTAAAACTGGTAAGGCTCCCCGGTCAGCGGGCATATCCCGCTCTCGATACTATCCGGGTCTATGTAGTATCCCTTGATTGGCTTTGGCTCTTCCCGCCACGTCCTCGCCTCCCTGACCTCTGTTTTCGGGGGAGGGCGGCGCAGGTTTTTACTACAGCTCCACCGTTTACCCTTGATTTCCTCCCCCTGCGGGGATGTGCGCAGCTGATTCACATAGTAGTGTGCAAGCCGCCAGTAGTTGCCCGTATCATCCAAGGGCGATACGATCACTCGGCCATGCGGCCACATGAATTGCAAATCCCGATAATCCAGCCCGCTGATGACAAAGTGATGATGGATTGCGCCTCGTTCCCCGTAGGCGGTCACCGCCACATACCTCAGTTCATCTCCACGGCGGCGAAAATATTCTCGGAGTTTGCGCAAAAACTTCTCTCGATCTTTCTTTGCCTGTTCTGGCGTGGGGCGTTCCGCTTTGCGATAGGTTCCTATAATGCTCAGATCGCCCAGGCCGAAATTCTCATTGAGGATCCGGGTCAGCTCCCTTTCTGCGAGCTTTTTATTGTATGCTGCCATTGCTTCCGGGGTAGGGCTGTGCCGCTGCTGCCGCGCGCCCCTTGGATGCTTTCGGATGGCAAGCTTTTGCACTTCAACCGTCCTTCCGGCCCGGTAGGTTTTCTGTAGGTACATGGCGAGCTCCGTCCCTTCTTTCTGTCGTGCTCACGTCGGAGTGTTAATACTGTGAGCAAGCCGCATTGGCGCCCGCAGGCGCCAGAAAAAAATTGACTTCCCGCCACAAAAATGCTATACTTTATATGTAAGGTTTGGGCGGGAAGCCCTGCTGGTTTATGAGGTCTGATCTCAGTGGCTGCTGAGATCAGACCATTTTTTATGCCTCTCGGATAATGGTGAAGAAGTCCTCCGCCAGTGTAATTACCGTTTGAATAGCCCATCCCTCTTCCCAAGCTTTCTCAAATCGCTTGGGGTCGTTGCAAAATGCGCCAAACAGCGGATCTTGCTCAACCGCATAAAAGGCCTCCTTAATTTTTGCTTCGTCGGCCTCCGGCCAATCCCACAGCGCATATGTACCATCCGGGCGCTTTTTCACAATGAGCTCTTACTCGTTTAGCGCCCGATATATGTTTCTATACAGCTCTGCTTCCGCCACACAAAGTTCTTTCTGTCGCCTGGCCAATTCCTCCGCTGATAGCTTCGGGTCTTTTACAATGACCCGATACAGCTCGTCCATTTGTTCTTCCGGCATGGTTATGCCCCCTTCTGTATTTTCTCCCCGGTATACGGGTCGCGGCCCTGCCTGGACAGCTCATCCCCTATTTTCCTGCGCATGTGGTCAATCCACTCGCTTTCGATCCATTCCCACACAATCAGCAGGTTCTCCGACCGCTCAAGCAGCTCGTCGTATTGGTATACGCCCGGCATGCCGCTTACCGCCCGGCATCCTTTCACTGCCAGATATTCCGGCGATCGGATGCCATAGTCCGAATCACCCTCGTTCGGGCCGTGCTCAAGCAGGGCCAGCGCCCCGCCTCCAAACGACCAGATCACACGCATCATTCAGCCTCCCTGTCGTCTAATGCTGCGTCCAGCACCTTGCGCTTGTCCATCAGGCATGCGCGGTATTTGCAGTGACCGACACTCGCGGTGGTATCATGATGCCGACATCCTTCGTAGCAGTGATCCATGCAGATCGCAGCCTGGGCTTTGGGGCAATGTACCCATACCTGTGCCCCAGCGGGCCTGCCGTTGCATACCGGGCAGGTCATGACGATACTCCTTGTTCGATTGGTTCCAATATCCCGCACTCCTGCACCCGGTGGAACTGGTTGGCAAACGGCAGCAACGCATTCCGCGCCTTGATGTACTCTGGATCATCGCAGTCCAAAGCACACAGATGGTACGCAAGCTGCCGTGCGATACGGACATCCACCTTGACACCCAGACTGCC